CGGTTATTTCTACTTAGATCATACAGGTGGACAAAGAACATTTAATATCCAACAACTGAGTACACAAGATAATGACTGGCTTAAAATTATTTCTGTTGGTGGCAATGCTTCTTCCTCAGTTTGTGTTATCCAAAATGACCAAGGATCGTCAGTCGGATGTTGAAATAGGTGGCATATCTGAATTAAATGGTTCTGCACAAATAGTAAGAAATGAACCCTTAAATGCCAAATTAAATTTTTCAATACAAAGTAATGATGAAGCTGTTACTGCAAACGGAAGAATGTCTATAACATTTTTAGATGACAGCAAAGTTAGTCTTACTGAACATTCACAATTAACTATTGATGAATACATATACGATCCTAATCCAAGTAAATCTAAAATGGCCCTTACTTTTGGTTTAGGTACAGCTAGATTTATTACTGGTAATTTAAACAAAATAGATAAAAAAAATATTAGTTTAAAAACACCAACAGCTAATATAGCAATTAGAGGTACTGATTTTACAGCAACAGTAGACGAGTTAGGTAGATCGTTAATAATACTGTTACCTGATGCTTCTGGACTTTCTAGTGGAGAAATAGAAGTTGTTACTGCAATGGGTACAGTTTTATTGAATAAGCCTTATCAGGCTACTACTGTCAGTGTATTTGAATCTAAGCCATCTAAACCAGTTATATTAAATCTTACTTTAGATATAATTGATAATATGCTTATTGTTACTCCACCCAAAAAACAAAAAGTAATACAAGAAAGAGTAGTAACAAAAAAAGAAACTATATTAGATTTTAATGGATTAGACATTGATTACTTGGCTGAAGATTTTCTTAAAGAAGATAATCTTGAATTTACAGAATTAGATATAAATTATTTAGATGTAAATTTTTTAGAAGACCTGCTTAATGTAATAGACGCATTAGCTATACTTGATGAAGAAGATCGTTTATCTCAGTCGATAAGCAATCAAGTATCAGGAACTTTGCTAGGTAAAGACCCAGATACTCAAATAACTACAATTATATCAGGAAATGTTGTTAGCCTTAGACGAGCAGTAAATGAATATCTGCAAGTAGACTTAGATGGTAGCGAAGCTTATACAGTAGTTTTTAATCAAGATGGTGTAAGCAATATTGTCAAAGTAAATGGAGGCAGTAGTTCTTATATAACTATTACACAGAGCGATTAATGAAAAAACTAATATTTATAATACTTACAGTTCTGATGTTGCCTGTTATATATCAATCAACTCCTACAGAAATTTTAAAGTTAAAAACATTTGATGCTTTTATAAAAAAACAACAACCTTCAGGAAACTTTGTAATTCTAAACATTACAGAGCAAGATGTAGAAAACGAAGGCGGTTATCCTTTTCCAAGAAAAAGACTTGGTGATATAAACAATAGTCTTATGGAAAAAGGAGCATTAGGAGTTGGATGGGTTATATCTTTTCCGCAAGCAGACAGAATGAATGGAGATCAGTTTTTTTCTGAATCGCTTAAAAATAGCAATTCAGTTATTGCAATGTTTCAAGATGGAAAAGGCAGTTATCCAAAAACAACAGGAACAGTTATAAAAGGTGATAATGTTGGTGGCATATTATCTACTGGAGTTAAACAAAACATACAGCCTTTATCAGAAGGTGCATTACAAGGATTAGCTATTGCACCAACTGAAATAGATCAATTAGTAAGAAGGATACCATTATTAGTAAGAACTCCTGATGGATGGATAGCCTCATTTGGAACTCAAGTTTTAAAAGCTCTTACATCAACAAGAACATACATTATAAAAACAAATGACAATGGTATTGAAGAAGTAGCTATAAAAGGAATACCACCTGTAAAAACAGATAGTATGGGTAGAAAGTGGATAAGCTGGATAGACACTCCAGAAACTACACTTGCAGAAATGAATGTTGAAAATAAATATGTTTTTGTAGGAATAACTGCAAATGGAGTTATGCCACAAATAGCCACTCCAACAGGATTGCTTGAGCCTCACAAAATACAAGCTGCACTAGCAGAATCTATATTAATACAAGATAGCCCCTATATACCAGACTGGGCTTTAGCTGCGGAAATATTAATAATTTTTACAACAATAATATTAAGTTGGATTTTTATTATTGTATTTGGAATAAGTAGCGGAATACTATTTACCAGTATATTATTTTTATTAACTGCTTTTGGTGGTTATTACTTGATACAACAAGGTATTCTTATAGATGTTAGTTGGTCTTTAATTTCTCAATTTATTACTGCATCCATTGCTTTTTATCTTAGATTTAGAGAACAATTTAAACTTAGACTGCAAATTAAAAAACAATTTGAACATTACTTAGACCCAAGACAAGTAAAAAGATTACAAAAAAATCCAGAGTTACTAAAACTGGGTGGAGAAAAAAGAAAAGCAACATTTTTATTTACGGATGTTAGAGGTTTTACTTCTATGTCTGAGTTGCTTCCACCAGAAAAAGTAACTTACATTATGAACAAAGCTTTAACTGCACAGCAATCAGCAGTACAAAAACATGGAGGAATGGTAGATAAGTACATCGGTGATGCAATGATGGCTATATTCAATGCACCATTAGATTTATTAGATCATCCAAAAATAGCTATTGATTGCTCGTTAGACATTATAAGAAACATGAAATCTTTAAATATAGAATTACAAAAAGAAGACTTACCTCCTGTAGCAATAGGTATTGGAATAAACACAGGAATAGCTGTAATAGGCAACATGGGTTCAGAATCTAGGTTTGATTACACTGCTATTGGGGATGCCGTTAATACAGCAGCAAGATTAGAAAGTGCCACAAAAGATAGAAATGTTAATCTACTAATAGGCAAGTCAACTAAAAAAGCAAGTGGTTATAAGTTAAAGAAACTACAATCTATTAAAGTTAAAGGAAAAACAAAAGCACTTGAAATATATACTTATGAATAAAATTATACAGTATTTTTTAAAAAAGTTTAAAGTAAAGTATAAAGTAACTGTTTCTTTTAATAAAGAATATGGTGATTCTGACGATAAAGTTTATATTACAAAAAAAATATTAATTAAAAAAAATAATCACTTAAAGTTTGTAAATGAAAATAACGTATTAATAGAATACAGAAGTGCTTCTGGTTTAAATTATATTATAGAGAATTGCTAATGAATCAAATTTTAATAGGTATTATTATAGTTTTAGGATTAGGTTCTTATTGGTTGTACAATGAAAACATTACATTAAAGTCTAACAATCAAGTGCTTGAAGGTGCAGTAGAAACTCAAAAGGAAACTATAACTACTTTGCAGAATGATTTTGCTTCGCAAGCTAAAGGCTTATTGAAGATACAATCTAAAAATCAAAAAATAGAATCGGAAATGAATCGTTATCTTGATATATTTAAAAGACATGATTTAACAAAATTAGCGGCTGCTAAGCCAGATTTGCTAGAACCGAAAGTAAATAAAGGAACAAAAAATGTATTTGAAAGCATCGAAAAAGCTAGTCGTAGTATTGATAATCTCGATGATGGTTTGCAGTTGCAGTCTGATACCAAACAGCAAGACGATTAATATTAAGTCTAAACCTATAGAAAGAACTATAGCTCAACCAATTTTGCCAAGAGAAATAGATTTAAAAGAACCCTATTGGTATGTAGTATCTGATAAAAACATTGATCAGTTTTTAGCTAGAATAGAAAAAGATCAAGGACAAATAGTATTCTTTGCTATGTCAGTGCCTGATTACGAATTAATGGCATATAATATGCAAGAGCTTAAAAGATATATAAATGAATTAAAAGAAGTTGTAGTCTATTATAGAACAGTTACTACAAGCGATGACCAATGAGGTTTAATTTATGGCATTAAGTAAATATATATTTAAACCAGGTATAAACCGAGAAGGCACTAATTACAGCAACGAAGGTGGTTGGTTTGATGCAGACAAAGTAAGATTCCGAAAAGGCAGACCAGAAAGATTTGGTGGATGGAGTAAATACATTGAAACCAGCTTTGTTGGTACAGCAAGAAAAATACATACATATAAAGCCATTAACGGAGACAATATTACAATACTTGGAACACATCAAAAACTTTATGTGATCATTGGAGATACACTAAGT